GCCGCCCGCCGAGCCCGCGGCGTAGAACGCCTTGAGCTCGTTCTTGTCCTGACCCTGCCACTTGCGAGTCGCGATCTGACCGCGGAACTTGCGACCCTTGAGCGCCTCGGCCACCTGGTGGTCGGACGGGTTGGTCGCGAAGTACTCCTTGGTCAGGCCGAGGACCTGCATGTTGCGGAAGAACCAGGTCAGCGCGTTCGGGTTGTCGGGCGTGATCACGAAGTTGTGCCACACGCGGCGCCGAGCGTGCGGGCCGTTCTCGACCTCGCAGGTGACCACGTACATGGTCTTGCCGGTCGAGGACTGCTGCGCCTTGGACTCCGTGATGACGAGGTCGTAGTCGCCATCGGGGAGCGGGTCGTAGGACGTTCCCTCACCGGCGTCGCCGAGGAGGTCGGTCCAGCTGCGGACTGGCATGCTGTGTCTCTTCCTTCTTGTTGCCGAGTGTCCGACTCGGCGGCGGTGTCTCGTCGTACGTATCAGTCAGCTTCGCACCGAAGTGGAGTGACGAAGGGCACGAGACCTGCCCCAAGCTATTCGTGCTTTCGCAGGTAGGCGATGGCGTTCTCAAGGGTCTTGATGCTGTCCTGGAACTTACCGAGCGCCAGGTTGCACTGGTCACAAAGCAGTCCACGAACCTTTCCAGTGCGGTGATCGTGATCCACGGCAAGGCTCCACGTGTTCTCAGGAACGATGCGGCAGATCGCACACGCACCGCCCTGGCCAGCGAGCCTAGCTTCGAACTCGTCGATCGTGATCCCGTACGAACGCATCAGTTTCATCGACTTTCGGTACCTGGGCCGACAGTCGGCGCATGACTTGCTGTTTCCGGAGTACGCCTGGAACGCTGATCCGCACATGATGCATGTGACAGTCGCTGAGCTGCGCAACGCCCTCATCTTCTCGCCGCGCGCGAGAGCGGCGTCGCGGTTCTCTGCCCAGTAGGCAGCAACCGCGGCGCTGATCTTAGCGCGAGACTCGTCGGTGTGCGGGCGGCCGGACATCAGGCAACGCCCTCCGTCGGAGGCAGCGGGACCTCGTCGGCCGGAACTGCTGCGATCGGAACAGGTCGAGGCCCGAAAATGCGATCGAGCATTTGGTCGATATTCAGATCAGCAGCTTCCACAACCTGGCCGAGACGCCCCTGGACGCGCTCGCCCGCCTCGTAGCGCGGGTGCTTGTCCACGTACATCCGGCGTGCGCGGATCGGGCCCATCGACGGGTCCGGGTTCGGGTACTCCTCGACGGCTAGGTAGCCGATCACGTCCCAGTAGTAGGGCGTGACGGTGGCGGCCTGGCCCTGGAGGTGTGGCTTGACCTTCCCGTCGACCTCGCGCGACATGGCGGTCAGGACGACAGCCTCGAGCGGGTTCGTCGGGTGCTCGGTCAGGTCGCGAAAGTCACGCATCAGGCCTGTCAGCGCCCGCAGCAGGTCGCCCCACTGCTGCGTCTGGACCTGCCCGCGACCGGCGATGTTCTCCAGGCACTTGACCTGAAGCTCGGAGATCGAGTCGATGATCACCGACTTGAACTGGTGCCGACCGATCTGTAGCCACTGGTACACGCGGAGGATCGTGTCGTAGTCGCGGACGTGGACCACGGCGGTGTCCCACGTGCCGTCGGCGACCGGCGGCTCGGAGACCTTCGGGTCCCACTCCTTCGCCACGATGGGGAGGAAGCGCGAGGCGTTCTCCACGTCTAGGTAGAGGCGCGGGTACGGCGCAGTGACGGAGAAGGTGGACTTGCCGACCTTCGAGTCACCGTGCACCAGGATTGAGAGTGAGCGGTTCACGGTTAGATGTTCACCTTCTCGTTGTCGACGCCGCCGCCGGTGCGGTAGCGCTCGTGCGGGTCGTGCTCTTCGAACAGGTCCTCGAGCATCTGCTCGGCGTTGGAGCCGTCGTCGAACATCGGGCAGACCTGAACGAACGGGCACTTCCACGAGCAGTCACGCGACGGCGTGGGGTACGCGATGGCGGTCGGGTCGACTCCCGAGTCCAGTGCCTTCTTCAGGTCGAGCATCTGAGCGACCGTGTAGTACGTCCGGTCCCAGAAGTTGCGGATGGCGCGCTTGTTGTTGCGGATCTCGACCTGCTCGTAGAACGGCGGCCGAGCGGAGGCGGAGCGCTTCACCTTCTTGAGGATGCGGAAGATGGCGCCCTCGACGCGGCCGTCGTCGTCGTGCTGCATCGACTCGAGCATCTGGTAGAACTTGAGCTGCTCGTCCATGTGCGCCAGGCGAGTCAGGTCCGCGAAGTTGGCGCTCGTCTTGAAGTCGACAAAGAACCGGTTGCCGTCCGCCAGGCGGCGGATCCGCATGTCGATCTTGCCCTTGAGCAGCACCTTCGAGCCGTTCACCTCGATAGGGCACGAGATGACCTGCTCGGAGCCGATCACCTCGATGCCGGAGTCGAGTCCGTTCTCGGCGACCCACTCCATGTAGCCCTCGAGCATGATCCGCCCGAGCTCGCCTTCGTTCTCGAGCTCCGTGATGTCGCGGCCCTCGTAGACGAGCGTCTCGCGGTCGGCCTGAAGCAGCTCAGCGTGCGCGTCCACCGGGTCGCGGTGGTCGGTGTAGTACGCCTCGAGCGCGGCGTGCACGCGGGAGCCGAGCGCGAGCGGCCCCGTGACGGTCGTCCCCTTCGGGTGGAGCCGGCGGTAGCTCGCAAGCCACCAGCGCCGGCGGCACTGCTTGAACATCTGGATGTCGGAGTTCGACACCTCGAGCTCGTACTCGCTCACTTGGTCACCTCGCCCTTGAGCACTCGGATCATCAGGTCGCGGTCGCGGACAATCTCCTCGAGCCGCTCGCCCTTGCCCTCGAGCGCGTGGATCTGGACTTCCTCGACGGTGTCCGGGGCGACGTAGTCGACCTGGAGGATCGAGTCGTGCATCTCGGAGCCGATGCGGTGGACGCGGGCCTCGGCCTGCTTCTGATCCACCACGGACCACGAACGCTGGAGGAAGACGATGACCCGCGCCTTGGTGAGCGTGAGCCCGGTGCCGCCTGCCTTGATCGTGCACAGGATCAGGCGGGTCTTGCCCGCCTGGAACTCGTCGATGTGGCGCTGGCGCTCGTCCCCGCTGATGCCGCCGGTGATCAGCCCGTGCTCGTACCCGGGGCCGAGCTTGTCGAGCCGCTTGGACAGGAGGTCGATGAGCTGCCTTGACTCGGCCATGACGACGATCGAGTCCTCGCCGAAGTCGCCGGAGGTGAGGTCCTCCACGAAAGCGTCGATCTTGTTGCTCGGCTCGGCGAGGCGTACGAGCTCGGAGCCGTCAGGCTGCGTCTCGATGGTCGCGTGGGACGAGGCGAACTGCATGAGGCGCATGAGCTTGGTGAGCGGAGAGGTGGTGGAGAGCACCGATTCCTCGTCCAGCATCGCGATCTGGTGATCGCGCATGTCGTCGTATGCCTTCTTCTGCTTGTCGTTCATCTCAACGTCGCGCCGCTCCTTGATGACGGGCGGCAGGAAGTCGAGGACGAGGCTCTTGGGCATGCGCCGCATGCGCGAGTTCGTGATGCGGAAGAACTCGTCTCGGGTCTCCGGGCGGAGGCCGATGACGGTGGGCTGCCCAAACGCGTTGAAGGACTGGGCGCACCACCGCTGGACGTATCGCGAGCGTGACGGGAACTCGGCCGGGGACAGGAACCGCAGGATCGACCACAGGTCATCGGGCGCGTTGGCGATGGGGGTTCCCGTGAGGGCGAACCGGAACTCGGCCTTGTCAGAGATGGACCAGAGCGCCCGGGTCTGCTTCGCGGACGGGGACTTGGAGCGGTGGATCTCGTCGGCGATGATCGTCCCGAACGTGAGCTGGTTTAGCTCGCGGAGGTGCGTCTCGCAGCGAGCGTGCGTGACGCGCTCGTCCTCGCCGCCGCACTCCTTGCACCGCTTGAGCGCGATGGCGCCGTACGGGGCGAGTCGGGAGTGCAGTCGGATCGACTCCCAGTTCAGCACGTAAACGTGCGCTGGCTTCTCGAGCTGCTTGCGGCGCTGCGCCGCTCCGCCCTTGATGACCTGCACCTCGATGCCAGGCCACCACTCCTCGAACTCGCGCTTCCACGTCGGCTTGACCGAGTTCGGGCACACGATGAAGACTGGGAACGGGTCCTCGCCGGCCTCGTAGAGAGCGCGCACCGCGTGGATCGCCTGCGTCGTCTTGCCGAGGCCCTGCTCGTCCATGAGCAGCCCTTGCCGTGCGGTCGCGAGCCACGCCGCGCCGACGGCCTGGTAGTCGAACAGGACCTTGGTCACGAAGCCTTCTCCTTGCGAATGCGACCGCGTGTCGCCCACCGCTGGACTACCGACGCGGCCGGGGGGAGCGTCGGGAACGCGGCGGGAGCGTCGATGAACGCGACGAGCTCGCGCATCGCCTCCGCGGGCTGGATCCTGTTGCGGTACTCGGCTTCTGCCCACTCGGTGAGCTTCGGGCCGACCTCGAGCTCGTTGCCGAAGACCCCGCGGAGCGTTACGCAGGCGGACCACCCGAGCGGGAGCTTCCAGATGTTGTCCTTGGTGGACCAGTTGGCTCCCGGGATCTCGCGCATGCGGTCGCGATCGAGGTATCGAGTCGAGACGCGGATGCGCTTGCCGTCATCATCGAGTTCGGCGTAAGGCACTCGGGCATCCTCCCGTCGTAGCGTCGTTGGGGCGGTGGGTTCATACTACACCGGCGTGATGCAGTTAGCGCATCACTCTGGCCTAGTATGCGGAAGATTATGTGAGGAACATGCGCGGGTCGATGAACTTGCGCTTCACGCCGAACGTGACCGCGTGCCGGATGCCGTCAAGCGCGTGGCCCTCCCCGCCCCGGTGCCACAGTCCAGCTGCCTTCAGCTTCTCGTTGGGCATGAAGCTCTTCGCGTCTCCGGGGGCTTGCATGAAGATCCGGTCCTCGGCTCCGTAACGCGATGCGATCCATCGCGCCATGCCGATCACCTCGAGCGACCAGGGCGCCTGCGAGTTCTTGTGCGTCTGCGGAGTGATCGTGAAGCGCTCGATGACGATGTACGGGTCGTCAGTCAGCGCATCGAGCCACAGGTCGAGCCACTCGCCGACTCCGGTGAACTCGAGCTCGTTGCTGTTGACGAGGACCGGCGCTGCGGGGTCGTCCACCTTGAGCACCGCAACGCCTGTTGCGAGTCCGGGGTCGATCCCGAGGATGTGGGTCATTCGGTCACTCCGTCAGTGCTTGGGGATGGCTAAGTTACACCAGTCTCGGCGAGTTGAACAACAGCCTCAGAGAGGCAGTCCCCACCCGACGTGTCGGCGCACGCGCGTCGCGTTTGCAGTGAGGGTCGTGGTAGCGGAAGCCGTTGCGGCAGAAGACGGATCGGGCGCTGCGCTCATCGTGCTTGTGGACACGAGGTGCGCCTCGGCAAGCGCGATAGCGATGGCTGAGACGACGAGCGCGGAGGTCGCGTAAGCGTCGACCGCCCCGAACCTTGTCGCCGTCCCCGTCGTCAAGAGCGACGAGGTGGAAACGAGCGCAACGGCCGCCTGCCGAGCGATCGTTCCGCTCGTGGACATGCTGGAGGTCGAGATAAGGATAGCCTCGTTTGCGGCGATCACGACCGCGGCCGCCGTAAGGCTGGTAGAAGAC